GTTTAGTAGCTTTTTCCATTTTAGGCTGACATTTTAACATTAAAGTTTCCATAGCAATGTTTGCGTATTGAACATATGTATTAGGTATCTGTTCATCCATGCCTTCGTAATGACCTATAATATTCTCAAAAGGTGATATATATCTGTGTGCTCTACAAGTATCATAAACTTGTTTTTGCATCAAAAAACAGTTTGCAATAAATGAAGCTAATTCTTTTGATATTGCTTGACGTATAATTGTATATTTATTTTTTTTAAAACTCATAGATTTAAATCCACATCTTCAAAATTAGAATTAAAAGATATAATAACTTTTTTATTTTTTGTCTTGTTTAAAGGAGAGGTGTGTATTGAATTAGCAGGCAGTGTCAATAGTTGTCCTTCTGCTACTTTAAAGTCATCAATTATTTTTTTTGTTACCACATCATAAACTTGTGTCTTTACTGATTTATCAGGCAAGCTTATATAATAAATATTAGTGTAATTTGCTTTTGCATGTGTGTGCCAAGTATGGGTATCGTTTTTACCATACACTTGAAACCAGCCATTAGAAATATTCCAGTGTTTACACTTTAACTTTTTAGCCATCGTATCCATGTATGGTGTAATTATATCATAAAAATAATCTAAATACTTTCTTTTATATTCTTTTGGTAAATTCCAATCAGTTTTAGATACAGTGCCTAAACTAGAGTCTGGCATTAAATCTATTAAGTCTAAAAACTTTTGTTTTATTTTTTTATGTTCTTTTATATCTGTAACAATGTAATACGATTTTATTTTAAAAAATTTCATATTAATTCAAACCAGCCCGTTGTTATTATTTTTTCTTTATCTGTTATCTGACCTTTGTGGGTATGGGTAAAATCTGTAGGCCAAATTAAAGTTAAACCTTTCATAGAAGGAGTAGTAATTTTTTGGTATTTAAAAACAGTGCCTCCTTCATCTATGTCATTTAAATAAGTCATAAAAACTAAAACTCTTCCAGCATGTTCAAGGCACCTTCTTTCAAAATGCCATTTTTTAAATCCACCTTTTTTATTGTATTTTTGAATATTAAACTCTTTAACGTTAAATTTAGAACAGTCGTTTATTTCAGGATATCTTTTTATATATAATTCTAAAATTTTTTGTAACTCAATTCTATAAAGTAATATTTCTTTATCAAGGTTGTTTGAATTAATTAATAGATCTAGTGAGTCCTTAACATTTTTTCTTACTTTGCCATTGCCTGATCTACCTGGTGTGGCGTGTTTATTAAATTCATTATAATAAGAAACTAATCCATTACAAATTTTTGCAGGAATAAACCAACCTCCGATAAAACTATTTAGTGGTAATTTATATTCTTTCATTAGTAATAATTAATGTTTAAAACAATTCGTTCATCTTTGTCTGTACAAGTAGTGCCTGTGTGTTTAATTTTTGCAGGAAACTTTACAAGTCTATTTGCTTTACTTTTTACAATTTTTTTCTTTATATTAAATTTTGTATATCCGTTGTTTGTATTTATATAAAATATAGCTGTCTTCCAATCCGGGTTATCATCTTTAGGTATATGTTTTGCACCATCTGTATGAAATCCATGTTCTATAATTTTATCTGTTTTCCATAAATAATTTGCTTTTACTTTTATTAAAGCCCTTACTCCTAATAAATTATAAATAGGTTTTAATATCTCATTATAAATAGAATTAGGTTTATGGTCATAATAAAAAAAATGCACAAATTGTTTGTGTTCTTTATAATCTAACACAGGAGTAGGAAACCAAGGGAAGTTCTCGTTGTTATAAAACATGTCGTGAACTCTTTTAAAACTATCTTTGTCTAATAAATTATCTATTACTTTAAACATCTTTTGCCATTTCTTTTGGCACAGCTTGTATATTCCAATGTATAAATCTAAAAGGTTCTTTACCAAAATCTACTGAAAACTCGTGTTCTAAAAAACCTGGAAAGATTAATAATGAACCAGGCTTTGGTTTAAAATGCAATAATTCCATTCCAGGAAATAAAATATTATCAGATTTCATTTTTAATTTTGTAGCTCTAGCACCTGTTCTTGGTTCATGAAATATAGGGAATGAAGTTTTATCACTACATTTTAAAAAGTAAAAACCAGACACATGCTGGTTCCAATGTATATGTGCATTGTGATGTCCACCACCATTTTTAGAAAATTCCTGCACCCACATCTCACTAAACATAGTTGTGTACTGTGACATATCAAAACCTTGTTGATCTAAAAAATCCCATGATTTTTGACCAACGTAATTTCTAAGATCTATAAAATTATTATCTAAGGTAAGAGGTGTAGAATGATAAGCGAGTCCAAAGTCACCAAACTTTTTTATATGTGCTTTAGCTTGTGGAGTATTTCTAGCGTCTTTAATATACTTATTAGAAAACTTGTTTAATGATTTTACAAATTCAGGTTTCTCTTCTGACCAAATAGTTGTGCTAAAATGATTACTTATATTCATATTATTTAAACGGTTGTCCTAAATGCCAAGCAACAAGACTGTATCTTGTGCCTGATGTCACGGGTTTAACTCTATGCCAAACAAATGAAGGAAATACAATAATGGAACCTTTGGGTAATATTTCTTTTGCTTTTTTTAAATGCTGGCTTTCATCTCTCATATGTGGGTCGTAGTTTCTAAAATCAAATTCTAATTCACCACCTTCATATTCTGAACCATCTGTTAGTTGACAGGTCATGGATAGTTTTCTAATTTTACCATAATCTAGTCTATCTGGTTTATCGTAAGGTTTATCCCAAGAATCACAATGCCAGTCATAATATTGATTATGTTTGTATTTTGTAAACTGACAAGACTCACTTCTATCCCATTCAAAATTCCAACCAGCATTTTTATTTGCTTCGTGAACATACGGGTGTAATTCTTTATATATCCAAGTGTCATTTAACCAAACTAAATCTGACTTTCTTTTTCTCTGCATGTTTTTAACTTGGTCTTTATTTAATTGTTGATCCTCATACCCTCCAGTTCTAGCCATAGATTCTTTTTGTGCATTTGCATAAGCTATAACATCGTCGCAAAATCTAGGTGTAAGTGCAGATGTAAAATACCAATAGTAATTAGATATATTCATACGTTATTGTTTGAATAAAATTTAAATCCTTACTATCGTTATTACCAATGATATACATATTATTAGACGGAAACATAACAAACATATTGTTTTTAAGTTCTATATCCCAGCTTCTTCCCTTACGTCTATTGTCGTCATAAAAAATTTTAATAAAACAATCTTTTACTTGCACACCATATAGTAGTACAAAGTCAGGAGAGTTTCTAAGATCTACTGGGTCAACTTGTAATAAAGGTTCAGTAAGTGTAAAAGGTTTATAAAAATTTCCCCACGTTGATTTATTAACTAAATTAACTTGGTGTTTAAGATTAATGTGGTCTTTAATAAATGTATTTAATTTATCCCAATTTCTTGATGATTTAAAATTATTTTTTTCAAGATCTGCTTGTAGAATATCAGCTTTAAATTTGTCGTAATTAATCTCAAAACCTTTCGGCATTGAAACATCGCCATAATATAGAGCTTGCTCTGTTAATACTTTCTTTTCCATACCACCACCAAATATAATTTATGCTGTATGATCTGTCAAGTCCCAAGATTGATTGTCTTCATTCCAACTATAGTACCACATATTAGTACCAGCTGTTCTTTGTGCTTCCTGTTCAGCTGTTAGTGCTGGAGCATCACCAATTGGTGATTTCCAAGAAGCTGTAGCTAAGTCTTTTACCCAAGATGCATAAGGTTTTGCTTCCCAAAAAATATTATTTTCTGCATCCCATTCATAACCAATACCTGCATAATTACCTCTAAAAGGTGTTCCACCTAAAGCATGCGTATTCATTGATGTGTTATAAGATGTTTGAATCCATAAATTTGCAGGCCAGTTGCAATGTGTTTCTAAATATTGTTGTCCTTCTGATTCTGTTTCAACTCCTTCAGAATTAAGAACGTCTTTGTCATCTACAACTACAACTTGTAGTACTTCGTTTTCTTCTGATATTTTTGCAAAATGTGCCATATTATTTAAACCTATACCTTATAATAACTATACCTGAACCACCATTTCCACCTGGGTTACCAGTAGGTCCGCCAGCAGCTCCACCGCCGCCTCCAGTGTTTGCAGTTCCATTTCCTCCACTTGAATTTCCACCTGAACCGCCACCACCTGGTCCCGCAGATCCTCCACCACCACTACAGAAACCACCACCGCCACCACCGGCTCTTACTGTTGGTGTTCCGTTAATTGAAGAAGTTCCTCCGTCACCGCCCGGTCCTGCAGATCCTGGACTTCCATTTGATCCTGTATCAG